GCGCCTACTTATCGGATGGCAAAGGATATTGCATGGAAGGAATTGAAGAGATTGACACCAAGAACGTGGGTTAAGAGTAAGAATGAGACAGATTTGAGACTTGATTTGATTAATGGTTCGAGTATTGAATTGAAGGGAACTGAAAATGCTATGGCATTGAGGGGTAGGAGTCTTGCTGGTGTTGTATTGGATGAGGCGGCATTTATGGATAGAGATGTATGGGCGGAGGTTATAAGACCTGCGTTGGCTGATAAACAGGGTTGGGCTTTGTTTATTTCTACACCTGATGGAACTGCCAGTTGGTTTTATGATATGTGGTGTTTTTGTGGTGAGAGGGAATGGGATGATTGGGGAAGATGGAGTTTTACTACAGTGGAGGGGGGTAATGTAGCGAAAGAGGAGGTTGAGGCAGCTAGGTCGCAATTAGATGCGAGAACATTTAGACAGGAATTTGAGGCTAGTTTTGAAAATCTTACTGGATTGGTGGCGGTTAGCTTTGCTGATGAGAATATTGATAAGGAATCAAAAGATTTATCAATGCTTCCTTTGTTAATTGGTCTGGATTTTAACGTTGACCCTATGGCAGGGATTTGTGCGGTGAAGCATAATGATACGCTTTATGTTTTTGATGAGATCATGCTTACAGGAGGTGCTACCACATGGGATTTTGCAGAAGAGGTTACAAGAAGATATGGAGTTGATCGTAGAATTATTGCTTGTCCAGATCCTACTGGAAGTGCAAGAAAGACTTCTGGTGTTGGTGTAACAGATCATACGATACTTAGACGTAGCGGATTCACTGTTATGACCCCTAGAAGCCCCTGGAAGATCAGAGATAAGATCACTGCTGTCAATACTGCCCTGTTTGACGCTAATGGCGACAGGAGGACGCTTATACATCCTCGTTGTAAAGAATTAATAAAAGCACTCAGGACGTTAACTTATGCACCTAATACTGGTTTACCTAATAAGAATCTGGGTGTGGATCATGCATTTGATGCTTTTGGATATTTATGTCTGCAACAATTTAACTTAGCAAAACCAGAGACATTAGGGCAGACTGCGTTTAGAATATACTAAGTTACTCTTTTTGCTTATGCCTTACCATTACGGAATGTCAACAACAAAAAAGAAAAAGAAAAAAAAGAAAAAAGGAGGTAAAAAACGTGGTGAATGTTCCTGTAGATGAAGAACTCTATGAAAGAGTAAAAAGAGCAGCTATGCGTAAGTTTCCTGTTTACCCATCAGCTTATGCTAATGCTTGGCTTGTTCAAGAATACAAAAAACGTGGTGGAAAGTATAAAGTATTAAAGAAGAAACCAACTGCAAAAAAGAAATCTACTACGAATAGAAAACCTACCACAAGAAAGAAAAGTGCCACAAAGAAGAAAAAGTAGTCCTAATCCAAGAGCCAAAGGTGGTTTGACACGTTGGTTTGAGGAAAATTGGGTTGATATAAAAACTGGTAAGCCTTGTGGTCGTTCTAAAGGTGAAAAACGTGGTTATCCTGCCTGTCGACCCAGTAAACGTGTATCAAGTAAGACACCTAAGACTGTAGGAGAGATGACGAAAAGTGAGAAAGAAAGGTTTAAACGTGAAAAAACTGGTAAAAAGAAGATATCCTATCAACATAGACGTAGAAAAACTAAAAAAAGGAGTTGAACATGGCTAAATCTGCTGCTATGAGTAGGTGTATGGGTTATGTTTCTACTGTTCGTAAGAACAAAAAGAAAAAATCTACAAAAAAATCAACAAAATCTAAGAAAAAATGACTGAAATTACACCAGAAATGCTTGATGCTATTGAAGCAGTCAAAGGCAAACGTAATCCTGCTCTTTGGGATCCCAGATGTGAACAATATATGAGGAATAACAGTAAAGGTACTGTAAAAAAGTCAACTACAAGTTAAAATAATTTTAAATACTTTTTTTTCTTAGGATTATGGCATTTTTTCGTGGAGAGGAAGGTTCTGTTAAATTTAAGAACTCTTCTGGTACAACTGAAGCAATAGTATCAACTACAGCTTGGTCACTTGATGTAACTAAAGATATTTTAGATGTTACTGCTCATGGTGATACATCAAGAGCAAATGTTGGTGGATTAATTTCTGGCTCTGGCACTATTGATTTTCTTTATACAGCAGCGAGTGGTAATGAGACTGCAAATTTATTGGCAGATGTTTTAACCACAGAAGATGCTGGTGATGCACAGTTTGAATTATTTTTTGATACATCTGGAAGTAAAAAAATAAGTTTTTCTGGCATAGTAAGTAATTCAACATTCTCTGCTAATACTGGTGATTTAGAAACAGTTAGTGTAAGTTTTACAACTAATGGTGCTATCACTAACGCTGCATAATGCCTTTGAAGTCCTACTCAAAGAAGCAACGTAAACTTGCTGCGGTTGCTCCACCGAGAGATAAGATCACGGCTGCTGATCTTAAAAAATTACGTTCCAAGAAAAAAAAGAGGAAAAAGAAATGAAACTAACCACTCGTCAAAAGAATAAACTCAAAGAACATTCAGAACACCATAGTGATAAGCACATGGAGTTTATGAAAAGACGCATGAGAGCAGGAGATTCATTTACGGAAGCTCATAAAAAAGCAAAGGAAAAGGTAGGAAGATAATGCCAAAAAGAAAAGGAGTCAGTTTAACTTTAGGAAGGGGTGAAAAGTCTAGGAAAGGGGGACTGACTGCTAAAGGACGAAAGAAATATAATGCAGCAACAGGTAGTAATCTCAAAGCACCAGTAACTAAAAAAAGTGGATTAACAGAGTCAGAGAAAAGAAGAAGAAAGAGTTTTTGTGACAGAATGGAAGGAATGAAAAGAAAAATGAAAAATACTAAGAAAAAAAATGATCCGAATAGCAGAATAAATTTAGCTCTTAAACGTTGGAGGTGTGGTAAATGACTTATTCAATTCCTGGACAAATTAGAACTAACATAGTTTCTTCTACTTCTGTAGGTGGTATTGATAGTCCTTTTACAAGAACAAGGGCTGTTTTAGATATGATGAAAGGTTGGGAAATAATGAAGGCTGTTACTGAAGGTACAGAATATCTAAGAGAAAATAGTGAAGCGTTTCTACCATTAGAACCAAGAGAAGATTTTACTGCTTATAAGGCAAGAGTAAACAGAGCAGTATTTAGTCCTTTTACTCAGAGATTAATAAGAGCTGCAACAGGTCTAGTTCTTCGTAAACCAATAGCATTAACAGGTGATCCATACTGGACAGAGATGTTCAAAATGGATGTTGATGGTTGTAAATCAGATTTAGACGAGTATGCAAGAAGGATATTAATGTGTTCATTAACTTATGGTCAAAGTCATATTCTTGTTGATTACCCTGCTCCCTCTGGTGCTGTAAGTCTTGCAGAAGAGCGTCAACAGAATCGTAGGCCATATTGGATAGAAGTTGATCCTAATAATCTGTATGGTTGGCGATTAGATAGAGAGTCTAACTATGGAAATCTGATACAGGTAAGATTAGCTGAAAAAGCAGTATTACCTGATGGTCAGTTTGGAGAAAAAGTTTTTAATCAGATAAGAGTTATAGAACCTGGTAGGTATAGAGTTTTTCGTAAGACAGATCAGATTGATAATATGTATGACGTTTCAGATAATAGTATGACAGGAAGTTTTGAAATGGGTTCAGTAGAAAAAGATTATAAACAAGTTGAATCTGGTAATTTTTCTCTTGGTGAAATCCCTTTAGTGACTATTTATTCTGGTAAGACGGAGAATCTGGTAAGTAAACCACCTTTACTTGATATTGCATATCTAAACCTTGCACATTTTCAAAGACAGGCAGATCTGATTCATAGTTTGCATGTTGCATCACAACCAATGCTTGTTATGGAAGGATATGATGATCAGACCAAAGATCTTGCTATTTCTGTTAATTATGCAATGGCTACACAGCCAGGAAATAAAATTTACTATGTAGAACCAGCTTCTAGTGCTTTTGATGCTCAATCTGCTGAGATTAGAGAATTACAAATGCAGATGGCAACTTTAGGTATCAGTACCTTGTCACAACAAAAGTTCGTAGCGGAATCTGCTGATGCAAGAAGATTAGATCGAGTTGATACTAATTCTATGCTTGCGATGGTTTCTATGGAATTAGAGCAAAAACTTCAAAAAGCATTTAATTTATCTGCACAATATGTAGGATTAGAACCACCAGAAGTAAAGATTAGTAGAGACTTTGATATTGAAAGATTAATAGGACAGGATATTACAGCATTAACCTCCTTGTTCGACCAACAAGTCATTGATAGAGAAGAGTTTCGAGATATTTTAGTACAGGGTGAAGTGCTTCCCAGTGCGAATGAAGCTAAATCTGAATAGTTTGGTAAACTAAAAAGCAAGTACATACTTTTTTATGGCTGGATCTATTGATAAAGTTCTGCAACCTGACGGAACTTATAAATGGGAAGTGGTAGAAACAAAATCTAAAGCACGAAATGCTGAAGAAACCACTGCTTCTGAAACAAAAGAAACTAAAAAGAAAGTTTCTAAAAAGAAAACTACTACAACTACTACTCCCACTGAAGAATAATTATGATTGAAGAAAAAGTTATCCAGAATGAGTCTGTGGCTAATTCTGAACAGTCTGTGGCTGTTGATGATAATAAAGTTCAACCAACATCAATCCCTGCTGTAGATTATCAAGTTAAATTTGAAGAATCTGAAAATCAAAGACAAGCTGAAAGAGAAGCCAGATTAAAAGCTGAAAAAGGTTTTTCTGAATTAAAAGCTAAAGTTGATGAGATGTATAAAAAGGCAGATGAGAAAAGAGTAAAAAATTTAGAAGATCAAGGACAATGGAAAACTCTTTGGGAAGAGGCTAATAAAACAAATCAGGAAAAAGAACAGAAGATAGCTAATTTATCTCAACAGTTAGAAGATATGAAAACTTCAAATGAACTTGCTTCTACAAAAACAAAAGCATTAGCAGCTATAAGTAATTTAGGTGCTATTAATGCTGAACAAACTTTATCTTTATTACAGAATAAATTACAGAAAAATTCTGAAGGTAAAGTAGTTGTTCTTAATGGTGGAGTAGAACAGGATCTTAATAGTTATCTCAGTAGTCTTAAAAATCCTGGTAGCGGTTGGGAACATCACTTCAAACCTAGTTCTGCTGCTGGAATGGGTGCAAAGCCTAGTCCAATAAGTAATGCAGGTGAAGGTCAGGTTAACCCATGGAAAACGGGCAATATAACACAACAAATGCTATTATCAGAACAAGATCCAAAGCTTGCAGCCGTGCTCAAGCAAGAGGCTTAAACAAAATAGTTGATTTCCGTGAAATTAACTTCCCATGTCCGTGACTAGGGTACCTCCGTAAACATTACAAATTTATTCTAAATGGCTGCTCCGTTTCAGAATTATTCTGGCGGTGTTCTATTAGCGGACATCGTTAAGAGAAATAATTTTAGCACTTATGTTTCCGAAGCAATTAAAGAACGTAGTGCATTTTTAAAATCTGGTGCTGTTGTAAGAAATTCACTTCTTGATGCAACAGAAGGTGGAACAAGAATACAAGTTCCAGAATTTAACCCAATCGCTCCAACTGAAGAAATTTTAGATGGTACAGCAACTTGGGGTACAAGTAATGCTGGTCATTTGACACCACAAAAGATCGGTACAGGAACACAGATTGCAACCATCTGTCATAGAGGTTTTGCTTATGCTGTTGATGATGTAGCTGTATTGGCTGCTGGTGAAGATCCTATGGGTCATATCAGAAATCAGATTGCAGATGCTATCAACAAATTAAATTCAGCAAGATTATTTAGTTTGTTAGATGGTTTGTTCGGATCTACTTTCGGGCCATTAGGTTCAAACTGTTTAGATTTAACTGTAGGTGCTGCTTCTGGTGCTGCTGAAGCAAACTTCTTGACAGCTTCTACTGTTGCAAGAGGAAGATCACTTCTTGGCACAAGAGGAGATGAGTTAGATACTTTAGTTGTTCATCCATCTGTTGCTTACTACTTATATCAAGTTGGTATGCTTACATTCTCAACATCTGCTCTCACATCTGGTGGTGCAGTAACTTGGGGTGGCGGCGGTGTCGGTGTTAATGAAACAAGCATCGGTCAGTTTGCTGGAATGAATGTTGTTATTGACTCACAGGTTAATACAGTTCAACCTGGTACAACAGGTCATCAGAAAGAGTTCCGTTGCTATCTAATTAAGTCAGGAACAATTCTTGAAGGTGAACAGTCTCCACTTAACATTGAATCAGATAGAAATATCTTATCTAAGCAGGATGTTATGTCTGTTGATTACCATAGTGCTTATCACGTTATGGGTACTAAGTGGACTGCCGCTAGTGATAACCCAACTAATGCTTTGTTGGCTAACGACAATAACTGGGCAATCACATACGATGCTGATTTAATTCCTATAGTCGAGCTAATCGTTAACTCACCACTTGATACAGGAACTAATCCTTAATACTCTTTCAATGTGGACATTAAAAACCTCATCAAATATTGGTGGGGTTTTTTCTTTA